GAATTATGAAGCGATTGGAAAGTTGGTGACCTACATCAACAACGGATACAGCGAAACGGATTGTCTAGCAATGGGCTACAACCAAACGGACGTCGATGCTGCTATCGAGAGGATCATCATGCACGGCAACGGCGGAATAACGTATCGCTGTAAAGAGTGTGGCTGCAAAGCGACACGAGTCAATCAACGCAGGATGTGCAAGGCTTGCGAGATGAAGGTGAAGGTGCTTGCGTGAAGCTTGACTTTGACTACAGATCAATCGATTCTTATTGGAAGTTTCTTCAGGTTCGAAAGTGTCCGATTTACAAGTTTCGCGGTGCTTTCGCGCACGTGCCAGACGAGTACGCAACAAACCTGGGAGTGGAGCGGCATGTAGAACAATGCGAGTACCATCCGATTTCAATGTTGTACGACTACCAAAAAGATGTGTCGAGGATTGCAATTCAAAAGCGAAAGTATGCGATCTTTGCAGATTGTGGACTTGGAAAGACTTTGATGATTCTTGAGTTTGCGAACCACTGTGCTCGCGTCACTGGTCGCAAGGTGCTGATTGTGTCTCCGCTTATGGTGTGTAGCCAAACAATTGAAGAGGCAAAGCGATGGTATGGTGAGTCTATGTCGATCGGCAGGTTAAAAGCGGCAAGCCTAGCTGATTGGATTACTAGCGATGAAGGAGTTCAGATCGGAGTTACGAACTACGAAGCGATCAGAGGTGACTTGCCTCGCGGAAACATTGCTGGTTTGATCCTAGATGAATCATCTATGCTAAAAAGCCATTATGGTGCATGGGGCACTCGACTGATTGAAATGGGGCGGGGTTTGGAATGGAAGTTATGCGCTACAGGAACGCCAGCACCCAACGATCGGATCGAGTACGCGAATCATGCTGTGTTTCTAGATCGAGCAAAAACAGTTAATGAGTTTCTTGCGACATACTTTATTAATCGCGGTGAGACGCAAAACAGATGGGAACTGAAGCCGCATGCGCTGAAGCCGTTCTATAGGAACCTCGCTGATTGGTGCATATTTTTGACGAATCCAGCAACATACGGATGGAAGGACAACGTTGGAGTTACTCCTCCGATTCACCTACACATCGATCACATCGAACTCACAGACGAACAAAGAACGGCAGCACAAACGCTGACCGGCAAGCTGCTCACTACGAACATTGGCGGCATTTCTGAACGTGGCAAGCTATCGCAGATCGCAAAAGGAAAGGGCGGTATGGCAACACTTAAGCCTGCGTTTATTCGAGCGTTGGTAGATAGTTGGCCAGACGAATCGACAATCATTTGGTGTCACTACAACGAAGAACAGCAAGCGATGGAAAAAACATTTCCTGAAGCTGTGTCGGTTAGTGGCGACACTCCTGAGAACGTACGCCAACAGATGATCGACGATTTCAAATCCGGCGCAGTCAAAGTGCTGATAACGAAACCAAAGATCCTCGGATTTGGAATCAATCTGCAAGTTTGCACGCGGCAGATATTCAGCGGGCTTAAGGACTCCTATGAAGAGTTCTATCAAGCGGTAAAGCGATCAAATCGCATTGGTTCCACGAAGCCTCTCAATGTGCATATTCCAGTGACTGAGCTAGAGGTTCCATTTGTGGAGAACGTTTTACACAAAGCTGATCGCGTTGAGTCGGACACAAAACAACAAGAAGAATTATTTAAGGAGATAGGTCATGCATGTATTTCACGACGATGAACAATACCACATCCACCACGGAGATTGCGTTCCGCACATGCTGAACGTTATGCCGGAGTCCTCGATAGACTTTGCTGTATTCTCTCCACCGTTCCCAGCTTTGTATGCCTACTCGGATGACATCGGAGACATTGGGAACGTCGATACGATGGGCGACGAAGCAAAGGTGCATCTGTCTTTTTTCTTCGCTGGATTGAATCGTGTATTGAAGCCAGGACGAGCAGCAGTGGTTCACGTTATGCAAATACCGCGAATGAAGCGTTCCGGTGGAGTTGGGCTTTGCGACTTTCGCGGGTTGAATGTTCGTATCGGAGAAAGGGCTGGGTTGGTTTATGAATACGATTGGAGTGTTCGTAAGAATCCACAGGCACAAGCGATTCGAACACGAAGCAGAGAGTTGCAGTTTGCAGGTCTCGAAAGCGATCGAGCTGCGCAACGTGGAACGCTACAAGACTATTTGATTAAGTTTCGCAAGCCAGGGGAAAACGCAGTCAAGATCGACAGTAAGAATCAAGTTAGCCGAAACGATTGGATTGACTGGGCAGAAGGATGTTGGAGTGACATTTCAGAGACTGACACGCTTAACACTTCGGAAGCAAAGAGCGAAGATGACACGCGGCATATTTGCCCATTGCAATTGGAAGTCATTCGACGTTGCGTGTTGCTTTACACAAATCCAGGAGACATTGTATTCAGTCCTTTTGCTGGCATCGGAAGCGAGGGGTACGTATCTCTTGGTGGCAAGTCTCCAAAGACAAAAAAAGCAATTGCGGAACCTCGCAGATTCTATGGTTGCGAACTCAAGCCGGAATATCACAAGCAAGCGTTGAAGAACATGAAAAAAGCACTTGGAGAAAGAACCAAATCGCAAGAGATGATGCTGTTTACATGATCTCCGACGAACGCATTGAGGCAATAGAGCAAGCCGCAAGGCTATACGGTCCAGCAAATTGCTGGACAGGAACGAGCGGCACATTGGCCGCAATGATTATGGAGTTACTCAAAGAGAGGAAACAAATGAACAGACAAGCAAGACTAGAAGGATCGACGCGTTGGACGAACTATGGAGCTTCGTCGTTTTTTTACGCGATCAAAGAGGAGGCAATACGTGCTTCGAAACGCAACAGCCTGTGTGAAGCTACATGGGTGATTGAATGCAGGGACGAAACGGAACCAGAAACAATCGATACGTTTGAAGTTCAAACGTCGATCCACGCTGAAGTTTTGAATCCACGAAAGGGTGATGTATGAATTTGATAGTACCGGAAAATCTAGACCTGTCGAAGCTGGAAGTAGCCAGCGTCGATCTGAGTCAACAGTATTGGACACCGGAAAAAGTCGGTGAGAAGAGACGCATGTTTTTCAGTTGCGTCCAGGAACGTATCGTTCTGGATCAGAAGACGGGTGAGGATATCTTGCTTCCTTGTGCGGTGTTTGTCGAGCCGATCGATGGCGAGGTGAGAACAGTAGTCAACGGTTCAAAGCGGTTGGTTGCGGTGTTTGAGAACAACGAGATTGCACCGAATACTCCTGTGCAGATAACGTACAAGGGGAAGAAGAAGAATCGGACGAACGGCAATATGTCTGATGACTGGTCTGTGGTGACTTTGAAATAAGGAGGTGAAGAATGATTGATTTAGAATCAATGAAGGAAGACGTTGCTATCGTTGATCGAGACGAAGCAGCTCGCGAAGAATGGTTAATGAAACGTGCTGGCAAGATTACTTGTAGTCGCTTCGGTGATCTCATGGGAGAAGGCAGGGAGAAGGGTGCGGCGTTCACCCAGACGGGTTACAACTACCTTCGTTTGCTGGTAGCTGAGTCGCTTGGTTCGTGGTATTCGATTTCGGCTAGTGCGACGAAGTGGGGTACAGAAAACGAACCGTTAGCGATCGACGAATACCGTGCGAGAACTGGCCATGAAGTCGATTCAAGACCGTTCCAGTACTTTCACTACAACGCTTGGATTGGTGGAACTCCTGATGGGTTAGTCGGTGAAGACGGGTGTATTGAAGTCAAATGTCCCTACGATCCAAGCGTGCACATCAAGACGCTACTTGGCCGAGAAGTGCCAAAGGAATACGACTGGCAGACGGTGGGGCATCTGTTAGTGACTGGCCGCAAGTGGTGCGACTTTGTTAGCTATGATCCTAGGATGCAAGCACCGCAAAACTTAGTCGTGATTCGTGTCGAACGGAGCGAGCCGAGGATTGAGTTTTTGAAGTCTAGATTAATGCTGGCTATAACCGTGCTGGATGAGATGTTCGTTGCAGCCACGAAACAAGCCGAGGGCGTCGGAGCGTCTTGAAACGGGACGCGAAACGCTGGTGAGCACTAGAGCCGCAGGTCTTCATTGCCGCAATCGGTGCAGCAGGGAGGCTGTATCTCAGAGGAAGAGCCGTCCCTGCAATGGAGCGTGATTGGATCTCGGCACATAGAGGGCTGCAAGCTCCGTTGCCGATTGGGTTCGATTCCCAACCGCTCGCTTGGTACGAACACCCAGGATAACCCAGTGCGAGGAGGAAAGTAACAATGGCAGAAGACACTAACGAGCACTTGGGTTCATCCGATTGTTCGTCGTCCGCAAACATCGTTTCTGCGATGCGAATTTTGGCGAACGACATCCAAAGCGATGACGGCGTTGCAAATGCCGCCATAAGCGAGGCGGCGGACAGGATCGAACAGTTGGAAGCCAAATTGAAGCAAGTACACAAGGATTACGGGTGCGAGATTCGCGATCCGTGCGGAACAATCTGGGAGTATTGTGATTCGATGCGAGCAAAAGCAATCGACGTTTTGGAATGGTACTACCGAGTCGGTGACGTAGGTGGTGCCGTCGAGCCGATGGACGAGCTTTGCAAGGTGGTCGGAGTCACAAAGGAATGGTTGTGCCGCAAGTAGGTAAGACGAACGCTTCCATTCACCGAGTCCCCGCCGGTGAATATTCAAAAGCAATTTAACCGTTGTCGGGGACTTCAGTGAAATGGATTGTTATCATGCCGCAAGTTGAATTACCGCAAGAGTTGATTGAGAAGTTTGAGAAGTCTGGTTTTTGTCCTCACGACGCGATTCGCGGCAGGCCAGAGACGGGAACAGCATGGAACACGCTGGAAATTGAGTTCGACGCCGGAAGCGAATCGAGTTATTCAGGAACGTCGATGTTCTACGTTTCCCATTGGAATGGCAAGACGACTAAAGCAGAGCGTCCTTGGGGCGAAATGAGCGGCAAGCATGACGGCGAGTTTATCAAGGCGGTCGTCGATTGGTTCCAGAGCATGACGCAAGCTAGGTCATGATAACGCTTGGGATCATCGAGCCCCAAAGGAAAAACTATGAACAATCAAACGGACGTTGCAGGGGCTT